CAAATATTTTTAGAGGGTTTTGAATTAGATTTGACTAATGACATAGCTTGTGAGATTAGCTATGTTATTGATGATGTTAAGGACTTTGGGAGTAAAAATACGAGCTATTCTAAAACAATAGTAATACAAGGTACTCAAAAGAATAACAAGATATTCAACCATATCTCCGAGCTTGGCAGATTTTTAGCTATTGAAAATGTAAATACTCAAGCACCTAACGTTAATGAGAATTACACTGCAGCAGTTGGAAGTAATTGTATTATATTAGTAGATAACATTCAAATCTTTAAAGGTAAATTAAGGGTTATGGAAGTTGTCAAGTATGCTAATCATGTAGAGTATGAATGTGCAGTATTTGGAGAATTAGGTGGGTTTTATTATGAATTGAGTAAAGCAGTAACTGATGGAGATAGTAATACTTCCGTTGGCTCAAGTTTATTAGAACATATTAATTTTACAGATTTAGACCATTTTTGGAATTGGACAAACATCAATAACTCTTGGAACAATAGATTATCTACTCCAGGTGTTGGGTATTTTTATCCGCTTATAAATTATGGGAAAGTAGATGGCACTGCATTGCATGACTTCCATGATCAAGCATTAAGACCGGCTATTTATGTAAAAGAATACATAGATAGAATATTTGCATTAAGTAAATATACTTATGATAGCTCATTTTTTAATAGCGATTTCTTTAAAAGATTAGTTATACCAAACAATTCCGATACTTTAAAGGCATTTGTAAATATCTTATTGAATAATACTGCGACTTCTGGAGTGGTAAATAATCCATCCGCTGGTACTGCGGTTGCTTTTGCATTTACAAGCAATTTAAGAAACTTTACTACATTTGGAACAAATGAGTTCCAATATACTGGTGCTTCAACTGTGGCAGGGGCTAATTTTAATTTAAGTTTACAATTTACTTTTCAACTTCAAGATGCAGAAGCGGATTTTTGGATTTATAAAAATGGAGCTCAACATATTTATTTAGGTGGTAGAAGCTCATATCTTGGATATATTGTTACTGAAAATATAACTTGGAATTTTAACTTAAATGATACTATAAGTACAAATGATGTTTATTCTATAAGAGTAGTAAAAACAACCGGTACATATCTTTATGTAACTGTAAAAAATTTCAGTTGGACTATTCAAACTCCAGTAAAACAATTAGCTACTGCAGTATTCAATACAGATAAGCTAAATATGAGTGTTATAGTTCCTCAAAACATTAAAATAACTGATTTCTTTACTTCATTACTTAAAATGTTTAATCTTTATGTAATTGAGGATAGATTTGTAACTAAAAAGCTGATAATCACTCCTTATATAGATTTTTACTTAAATGAAGATTTAGATTGGAGCGACAAACTTGATAGAAGTCAAGAGATTAGATTAAAACCAATGGGAGAATTGAATGCAAGGGTATTTAACTTTAAATTTAAACAAGATGATGCTTATTGGAATAAACTTTATAAAGATAAATTCAATGAAGGTTATATGGACTTTACCTATGACACTGAATACGAATATGCTAAAGATAAAGATGATTTAGAGGTTATATTTTCAAGCACTGTAAACTATGCACCTAACGGAGAAGAAAAGATTATACCTTATTTAGCTTCTTATGATCCAATTAATGGCACTCCAGATATTAAAAGTACTAATATCCGTATTCTGCAAACAGATGTATTAAATGTATCTACACATTGGAAACTTACCGACTCTGCTGGTGGTACTATTCAAAATGCAATTACTCGTTATCCTTATTCTGGTATGTGGGAGCATCCTACAGTTCCGGTAAATGGTACTTACTTTCAATCTTTAGGCTGGGCATCTCCAAAAGAGATTTATTATAATATAACTGGGACAACTGTTAATTATGGGTTATTCAATTCATTCTGGAGTCAATACTTTGCAGAAATAACAAATCCTAATAGCACAATCTTGACTGCTCAATTTCATTTAACGAGCATGGATATAAGAACATTAGATTTTGCAAAAAACATACTTATAGATGGAACGATGTGGAGAATAAACAAAGTAGATGGTTACGATCCATTAAGCGAAAAACCTACGAAAGTAGAATTATTAAAAGTAATAGACACAATTTATTAAAATGGCAGATAATGTAGTAGGCACGAAGATAGTAATTGATTCTTCAGATGCAAAACAATCAGTAGGTAGTTTAAAGTCGCAGTTAAAAGAAGCTAATTTACAATTAATTGAATTTAGAGATTCATTTGGAGAAGCATCCATTGAAGCTATTAATGCTGCAAAAAAAGTTGCAGAAATAAAAGATGCAATTACTGGAGCTAAAGAACAAGCCGATTTATTTGATCCAGGTAATAAATTTGGTGCTATAACAGTAGCTGCTGGTCAATTAGCTGGAGCATTTGGTGCAGTAGAAGGTGCTATGGCTTTAGCTGGTGTTGAAAGTGAAGATTTACAGCAACAACTTGTTAAGATACAAGGTGCAATGGCTATTTCTCAAGGGTTAAGTGAGATGGCAGATTTTGGAAAGTCATTTGAGGTATTAAAAGTAAAAGCTACAAATGCTTTTAGAACTATCAAAGCAGAACTTGGAAGTACTGGTATTGGTGCAATAATATTGGCTATTGCAGCAGCAGTATATATATTGATTGAAAATTGGGATAAATTAGGGGGTGTAAGTAAAGATGTTGCATTTAAAAATAAAGCATTAGCAGATACATTAGATGAAGTAAACTCAAAAACTGCAGAAACTATATCATCTGTTAATAAAGTTAATGATGCATTTAAAGCAGCAAAATCTGGTGTAATTACCAAAAAAGAAGCATTAGCAATATATAATGATACTTTAGGTGATTCATTAGGAAAAACAACAAGTTTAGAACAAGCTGAAAAGAATTTAAATAGTAAATCTCAAGATTTTATTAAAGCCACAATGCTTAAAACTCAAGCAATGGCTCTATATTCTAAATCAGCAGAATTACAAGCACAATCATTAACTGAAGGTCAAAAAGATAATGTAAAATGGTGGGAAAAAGGTATATCTGCAGTTAATCAGTTTTTTACCAATGGGTTATTGACTTATGACCAATCAGTTGCAACATATCAAGCAGTTAATACAAATAAAAATAAGAAAGAAATTGATAATCAATCTAAAGTATTAAAAGATGCTGGAGATAAATTATTACAACAATCTGAAGATTTACAAAAGAAAGGTAAATTTAAACTTGATGTTAAATCTGATAATAGTGCTGAATTAGAACTTGCAAAAAAAAGATTGGAGTTGCTAAAGGAAGCAAATAAATTAATATCAGAAGAAAATATGGGTGCTCGTGCAATTGAGCTAAAAGCATTAGATGAGAAATATAAAGAAGAGAAAAAATTATTTAAAAAAGGCACTAAAGAATTTAATACAATACAAGAAGCATATCTTTTAGAAAGAAGAGCAATTAATGCAAAATTTGATGATGAAGAAAAAACACAAGCAAAAGAAAAAGCTCTTGAATTGTTTAATGGATATCAAAATGAATTTAATATAATTATTGATAATGAAAAATTAAAATATGACATTAGAAAAGAGGCTATAAATAATGAACAAGAATTATTAAATCAAGCATGGGATGAAAAGCTAATAACTGAACAAGAATATAATGAAAAAAGCAAGTCATTAACTGAAAAAAGAATTGAATTTGATAGAGCTGAAAGAGAAGCTAAAATAAATTCTTGGAATGAAATAGGTGGAGCATTAGGGACTTTATCTGGGACATTAGAACAAGGAACTGAATTACAAAAAGGATTAGCATTAGCACAAGTAGCAATTGATACTGGTATTGCTATTTCAAATTTATTATCTACAACTTCTGCACCAACTCCGGATAACTTGGCAAGTGGGGGATTGAGTGGGTTTGCTAAATATGCCGTAGGTATTGCAAAAATAACTGCAAATATAGCACAAGCAAGAAATATAATTAAAACTGCAAGTCCAAATAGTTCATCTGGTAGTCCTACTGAAAGTGGTATGTCAGCTCCAGTATATCCTAATATGCCTTTTCAACAAACTGTAACAACATTAAATCAAGGAACAATAAACGCACTCGGAAATCAAGCTATAAAAGCATACGTTTTAGAGAGTGATGTAACAAATTCACAAGGTAGAGTAACAAGAATACTTAATTCAAGTCGCTTTAAATAACATTTAAACTATTTATTAATATGAAATATGACTCAAACATTCCATTCTATTACTTGGATATCAGCTCCGACTTCAACGATGATAGTGAGGTGGACTTCATCGCACTCGTTGATAAACCTGCAATTCAAAAGGACTTTTTAAAATTTAATAATCAAGAAAGGTTTACTTTCAGCGAAGATGAGCAAATCGTTTCTGGTCCTTTAATGTTAAGTGATACTCCGATATATAGATTTGATGCAAACGGAGAGTATTATGTTGTATTCAATGCAGCAACTATTCAAAAGATAGTACAAAAATACTTCCAAAAGGGGTATCAAGCTAATGTAAACTTAATGCACGATCCAATGCAAATCGTAGATGGTGTTACTTTATTTGAGAGCTTTATAACTTCAAAGAAAAGAGGCATACAACCAATGGTCGGTTTTGAAGATGCACCGGAAGGAAGTTGGTTTGGTAGCTTTAAAGTAGATAATCCAGAAGTATGGGCATCTATTAAGAACGGAGATTTCAAAGGTTTCTCGGTTGAGGGTTTATTTAAGTATAAAAGACCAGAGGAAATGAGAGCAGAGCAGATTAAAAAAGAAATCAAAAACTTACTTGACCAAGTTAAGTTGCACTAATGTATTTTTTCACTAATTAAAATAAAAAAGTATGAATCCAATTGATTTTGTAAACAAAGTGAAGGAGTTATTTAACGAAGCTCCAGCTACAAAAGAAAGTCAAGCTAAATTTGTTGAGTACACATTAGATAATGGTACAACAGTTAGTATAGACAAATATGAAGTAGGTGGTGTTGTTACTTTAGCTGATGGAACTTTAGCACCAATGGGAGAGTATATTTTAGCAGATGGCACATCTTTTAAAGTAGATGAAGCTGGTGTTATTTTAGAAATTTCATTGCCAAAAGAAGAAACTATTGAGGAAGTATCAATGCAAATTGATGAAGCAATGGTAACTGAAATGAAAGACAAAATTGCTAAACTTGAAGAAGAATTAGCAATGATTAAAGAGCAATTATCTGGAGAGGTTGCTAAACAAGAAGAAGTGGCTTTGTCTATGTATTCTAAATTTGAATCAGCTATTAAAGATTTAGCTTCTGCAATTGAAGGTTTAGCTAATACTGCAACTGCTGATCCTATTGATGCTCCAAGTAGCTTTCAAAAAATTGAAAAGAAAAACGAAAAAATCAGCCGATTTTTAGAAATGGCTAAAAAAGTAAAATAATCAAATAACAATTTAAAATTAAGAAAAATGGCGTTTAACGTAAGTGCTTTATCAAACTACACTACAGAAAATCAAGATTTGTTAGTGTCTGCTGCCGTATTAGGTGCAAAAACTGCTACTTTGATCAAAAATCAAGGTAACGTAATGGTAGGTGTAAAATCTGCTGAAAAAATCAACATCATGGATACTGATGCAGTATTCCAAGCTGGTGGAACTTGTGGCTTCAATGCTTCTGGTACTACTACTTTCACTCAAAGAACTGTAACTATTGGTAAAATCAAAGTTAACGAAGCTCTTTGTATCAAATCTTTAGAAACTAAATATCTTCAAAAAGCATTA